TCGAAGCGCCCGAACATTTCCGGGCTGATTTCACCGCCCGAGAACGAGCGTTGCAGGGTGCGAATGTTCGCCACGGCTTACCTCCCAGCGATCCAGGTGGGCGTGTGTTCCGGGCGCACCTTGCGCTGGTTCGCGTCCGATACCTTGGCGTTGGAGAATGCGAGCATGAAACTTTGCAGGCAGGTCTTTGCCATGGCCGCGCCCGCGTCGCCCTTGAGCACCGGGCCGGCCAGGTAAGACGCCAGCAGCCAGGCGAGCGCATCGACGAAGAGCGGCGAGAACTTGGTGGTGTCGGTTACGCGCGCGACGAAGCGCAGGCTGGCGCTTTCCTGGTTGGTCAGGATGATGGCCGCCCCGCTGGCGTCGCTTTCCGCCTCGTAGGGTTGCGTCTCGTCATCGTTCGATGCCGTCGCCGAGAGCACCCCCAGCAGCTTGAGCGCGCCGGTCGGTTCAGCATAGGCAAAGGACCAGTCCCAGGACGGCACGGTCAGCTTGGCAAGCTGCACGCGCCGGGTGGCGAACTTCCAGGCGTGCATTTCCAGCAGGGAGTCACGGGCCACGGCGTAGAAACGCGCGCAGTGTTCCGCCTGGGCCGAGCCCTCGGGCGGGTCAATGCTCGCCACCGTGGCGTTGTCGCCCAGGCGCGCGAGCGCGAGGTTGCAAATATCAACTTCCGAGGCCATGGGCACCTCCTAGAAAAACGGGGGCGCAAGGCCCCCGCAAGCTGCTGGCTACCACCTTGGAGAAGATCAAACCAGGTCGTCGGCGGGCTTCTCGGCGGCCGGGGCTTCGGGCTTCTTGCCGCCCTTGCCGCTGGCCTTTTGCTCGACCGGCTGGAACCACGAAGCCTTGGAGCCTTCCGGCACCTCGAACTCGTCGCCCACGTCGCGCAGTTTTCCGAAATAGCCCTGCTTGGTCGCAATCACTTTCATGTTGTCACCTCATTAAGCGATGCGAGCGCTATCAGGCTGCGCGATGTTCTGCTGGATGCCCGTAACGATCTGTGCAGAGAACTTGCCGGCGGTCAGCGGGCCGGTGCCGATGGTGTAGTACACCCGGCAGTAACGGCGCAGCTTGGTAGGCATCGGAATGACGACCTGTTGGCCGGCGGCGAGATTGGCCTTGCCGATGGCAGCGGTGACGGCCACGTCGGCGAAAGTGGCGTTGTCGGCCGAGTCCTGCACCGAGAACGTGACGGTCGCGGCGCCAGCGGCAGCGGCCGACTCATCCACGGTGATGACCATGTTGCTACGGTCGTCGAGGCCCACGTTCGGGTTGGCCTGGCCGAAGTCGATAACGTCGGTCGAGGCCGCCGCAACGGTGACGGCTTGCTCGTTCGAGACTTGAAGCGCTTTGTCGATATACATGATGTTTTATCCTTTCAGTGATCGTTGAGCGGGGGCGGTGTTACCCGCCCCCAGCCGGTTACGCCACGACGCGGGCCTCGGTCAGCAGGAGCGCGTCGGTACGGCGGCAAGGCACGCCGTCGAACGCGACAACCTTCTTGCCGGCGATTTCTTCCATGGTCAGCGTCGAGGCGGCCACCTTGTTGGTGATCTGACGACGCAGGAAGCTGCGCAGCTTGCGCGGCATGTAGAAGGCCGGGCGGCCCATGCCGATGTTCGGCACCAGTTCAAGCGCCTGGGTCATCAAGTCGATGAGGTCGGCGCCAGCGCTGGCATTCTTGGTCAGGTCGGACACGTCAACGTTGGCGATGCGGACCACATAGCGCCAGTCGCGCAGCACGGCGCCGATGTCCCACTTGTAGTGGGTGCGGTAGCCCTGGTAACGGCCGCCGGCAGCGTCGAGCAGCGTGTCCTCGCCCAGGTCGCGCGATTGCAGACCGGCCGGCGAGCCCTTCGGATAGATCGAGTGGCAGGTGTTCGGACCCCACACGATCAACCAGATGGAGGCGTTGTCGCTGCCGGTGCCGCCTGCATCCACGATGTTCATGGCGTTTTCAGCCGAAAGGCTGTTGTAACGCGGGGCCAGGCCCATGAACTTCTCGGGGTCGGCGCTGGAATCGCCGTAGAAGAGCGTGCTCGCCATCGTCTGATTCATGCCCTCGATGAAGGCGCGATCTTCGGACAGGCGCCAGGCGGCAGAATTGCCGTTGAGGTCGGCCAGTGCCTTGTCGACTTCGGCGTAGGTTTCCAGCATGCCCATGCTGTCCTTCACCGGAACGGTGCGGGACTTCTCGGGCTGCACGCCGTAGTTCAGCTTGCGCCACGTACCGGCCGGCAAGCCGGAACGGATGGTGGTCTTGTGCTCGGTGAAACCGTTGGCCTCGATGACGGTCATGTCGTCGAGGATTTCGTTGGTTTCGTTGAGCATTTCAACGATCTGCGGGTCGATCTTGCCGTCCGCAGTCATTCGGCTGGCAACATCGGCCAGGGTGGGGTTCGTGGTGGAAAGAGTTCCCATTTTGCTGTTCTCCTTTTACGGATTCATGTTGGATGCTGCATACAACCGCCGCGCATCGCCCTGGTTGGTTTTCCCACCCTGGCCGGCTACGAAACGGTCCTCACTGATTGCCTTGCCCGTCCGGTAAAACATCCTGATGACTTCGGGATGGTTGCCCAGGCCGGACTCTTCGAGCAGCGCGCGCAGTTCGGGAGTGGCGAAGGTGTCGAGCGCCTTCTTTGCCATGCCCAGGTTCTCGGCCAGGTTCTCGCCGCCGAACTCCTTGTCGGCCTTCGCGGCTTCCGCCCAATCGACGCGGGCGGCCTGGAACTGTTCAAGCTGGCGCGCGGCGATAACCGGGGCCATCTTGTCGAGTACCTTTTGCGCTTGGTCCTGGGGCAGGTTCAAGTCCTTGGCGACTTCGGAGAAAGCACCGATAACGGTGTCGTCGAACTGCACGCCCTCGGGAGCCTTGAACTCGTAGCTCTCGGGTGCGCCTTCCGGCTTCTTCTCTTGCTCGCCTTCGGTCTTGGTGCCCTCGGCCTGTTGGCCTTGGGTGCCTTGCCCTTCGGTCGCTTGCTGCTGTTGGCCGCCTTCACCCGCACCAGTAGCGGATTGCTGGGTGGCCTGTTCAGATGCGGTGGCGCCTTCAGTGGTCGTTGCGGCTTCCGTCATCAGCGTTTCGGTTGTCATGGATCTGTTCCTTCACCATTACGGGATAAAGCTCCGGGCAGAGCGTGTGGATTTGCGCCAAGATGCGTAAGCCCTCGTTCCTGTTTCCCTCGTTGAACGCCATCGTCATCGAGTTGGTATTGAACGAAAGCCGGAACACCCCGGCTCGGTCCAGAAAGCGCCACACGATGCGGCGCCCCCGCTTGCTGCCCATGAGCCATTTGAGGTCTGACTCTTCCGTGTCCTTCACCAGCTTGTTGCGCAGGTCGGTATCGGCCTTTGCACGCTCCTGGCTGCGAATGTCGGTCGGGTCGTAATTGCTCATGTGCGCAATCTATTGGGCATGGGGCGCAGTACGCGCACCCTTTACGAATTCATGCCGCTGTTTGCGTACAGCCGCTGCGCCTGGGATGCCCCGCCCTCGCCGGATTCCTCCTTGGCGGGCGCCAGTTGCATCATTTCGATTTGCAGGTCGACCGAGCGGTGCGGCTTGTCCGTGCCTTGGCTTTCGTGCTGGCTGACGCTGACCACGCAGGCGAGCGCAACCACCTTGAACTCGGCGTCGATGGGCGGCAGTTCGGTAATGCCGAGTTTCGTCAGGCTCTCGTTGTCCAGGCAGATGCGCAGGCCATAGGGATACTCGGGTGAGTCCGATTCCACGGCTTCGCCGAGCATGGTCTTGGCCTCGGGCTTGAGTTTCATGTCGATCATGTTGGGTTTCCTCTTAGGTGTAACCGCTGAAAGCGCGGGTCACGTCGGTGAGCGCGCTTTGCTGGCTGGTATCCACGCTGCCCAGCTTCTGCGCGGTGTCGGCGCCCTGGTTGAGCATGGCCGCCTGCTGGGCCTGGGCCTGGGCTTCGGCACGCTGCTTGCGGATCAAGGCCACTTGGTCGCCTGGCACGATCAACTCGGGGTCAATGCCCAGCATGTCGGCGTAGGCGTCGGCCCAGCGGTCGGCGTCGAACTTGTCGAGGACTTCCGGCTTGATGCCGGCCACTGCGCCCAGGTTGCCGACGAAGCGATCCACCGAGTTGGTGGCAATCGCGCGCTGCGCCTGGGCCAGCATGCTGACGAACTCGACGTTCAGTTCCATGCCCTGCAATTCGTCCGGCGGGGGCGGCACGATGCCGGCCTCGACCATGCGCGAAAAGGTCATTTCGATGAGCGGGTCGAGGATTTCGTTGTGCATCCGTTCCAGCACCGGCCCCAGCATGAGCAGCTTTTCCTCGTGGCGCTCGGCCACTTCGGTGGCAGTCATTTGCGGGTTGGTGCCATTGGCGAGCATGAGGAACAGGTCGGCGTAGAAACCGCCTTTGATGCGCTCGCGTACGTCCTGGATGTCGTTCAGCAAGTGCGACAGGTCGATATTGACCTCGAAGGCCGAGCGAATACCGCCGTTCGGGGCGGCTGCATCCACGAAGGAAATGCCGCCCGGCAAGGTATCCACGTCGCGCGACTTCAAGGACGTGGGCGCCTGCAGCGGGGGCTTGGTCTTGTAGTCGATGCCCTGAGCCTTGCGCAGTTGCTCGTGCTGCAACTGCTTAATGTCGCCGAGCGTTTCCATGGCCGGGCTGTTGCCGTAGATGTCGCCGCCGGATACCGCCCAGCGCGGGCACAGGGCCGGGAATTCCTTGAAGCCGGACTCGCGCAGGATCTGGTCCTCGTTGCCGCCCGGCTCGAAATAGATTGACTTCCACGCCATGTTGCGGTCGTCGCGCTTGGTCAAGTCACGGTCGACGCGCGGTTCGATGGCCTGCATGACCGTGACCCATTGTTCCAGGGCGCCACGGTCAAACAAGGTTTGCACGGTGGGGCTGCAATTGCTGCGGCCGAACTCCCGGACCACTTGGGCCACGGTCATTTGGAATTCGCGGTATAGGGTGTTGATCTGGCCGCGATGGTCGGCGGCCATGGCGAACTCGCCCGTGGTCAGCGGGTAATGGTGGATGACGGACGTGTAATCAGCCAGCACGATGGTGCTGGCCGTGCCGAAGGCGCCTAGTTCCTCGTACATCGAGTGCAGGGCGCGGTAGGTGTTGGACTTGGCGAACACCATTTGCATGAGTCTGGTCACGTCTGCCAGCCATGCCTTGACTGCCGCCGACTCATCATGCTGCGGGTCGGACGTGGTGAGGCGGAACCAGGGGCGCGCCGGGCTCGTCATGCCGGCCATCATGCCGGCGGCTAGCACGCGCAGCGCGCGGGTGCCGG